CTTAGTAACTCCTAGCATTCTTTTCGTGTCCATCCAAACTTGATTCTTTCTTGCTTTGACGAAACGTTCTGTTGGTAAGAAGAGCGCGATATCCCATTCAGATGGATAAACGTACATAAACTTTGACTGTACGTGCGAAGTCAAGTAATGCTTGATGCATGGAGCATACCATCTTAGCTTTGCGGCCTGTGTCATGAGTTCATAGCTAAGTTTGAGGCGAGTCGACTCGTCGTAACGAGTGTTGTTTGCAAAGTCATATAAACCGTCCATCAACTTCGCTCTGAGTTGTAACGGCAAGTAGTGTAAGTTGAGTCCCATAAATCCGCCTTTGACCTTCTTATATGGAAAGATCAGAGGAAATCTATCGTAGTACGGCAGTTCTTCTTTGTGTTTTGGATCATAGTAGAACATGTACATTGATCCGAGCAGAGGCTGAGTGGTCATACGTACTGTATCACCCTTCATCATCTCACGCTCATTAATACGGTTCATTTTGCCGGCAGTATCTCTGAACCACTCACGCGCAGTGTTAGTACGCGCTGGGATTTGGCCAGCACGGACACCTTGAGTGATGATACTATCAAAGACTGTTGCCATTAAAACTTAATTCCTAATTCTTTTTCGGTCAGTATATCGAATTTCCAACCGCGATCATTACAAAATACTGCTGCAGCCTTCCATTTGGCTTCATTGACGCCCCATGTCATGACTTCATTAATATAACGCTTATTAGGCTTATTTATCACCACTGGAGGTCGCGTCTGCGCATGAGGTTTTATTTCAACCACCACAGTATCGATCTTGCCTTCTGGATTTTTCTTCTTGACAATAAAGTCTGGAAAGTATCGATGTACTCGATTATCAATAGGAGAGCGATACGGGATGACGAGTTCTTCACTTCCCCATTGCACGACATTAGGATGAGAATCTAAGTACATCATGAACTTTAATTCCCACCGACTACGATATATGATATTGTTCGAGTCTCCGATATACTTCTTCGTATTCTTTGGTCGAAACTTTCCCTGATAAGCCATGATTCTATTTATAAATAAGCTGATAGCCTTTTAATTTGAGAGATAACATGGCACTTGTTAGAGTAAATATCGACAGTTTCAAGAAAGATGTCGGCGGAATTGCAAACAGACTCGTAAATAGAGTCGTTAACAAACTCGAAGACAAACTCGAGAATGCAGTCGAAGATCTTTTTGCTAAAGCACTAAAGAAAGTAGGATTTTCTGATAGAATTGCTGCAGAGCTTTCTGCAAGATTTGGTGATGCTCTGACTGTTGGTCTCGAAGACAAGTATTTCGAAACCTTTACGAGCGAGATGAAGCGCGCATCATGTGCCGACATTCGTAATAACTTTAATCCTCGGAATGGTAATCTTATTGGAGCTTCTGCTGCTGCTGAAACATATGTTGATGCTATTCAGCGAGCTTCGAATAAAATTAACATAGACGGTATGCCTACTTTGCAATTTCCGGATCATATCAGTGACAGATATCATATGGCGTTTAAGTTTAAACGCTATGAACGACCTTCTCCTCATACGGCGTCTGAACTCAAGTTTGTACAAGCATTCGCTCTTCCTTTGCCGAAAGGACTAAGAGAAAGCTTTGATATCAGAGTTGCTGAAGATCCTCAAGGAATGTCTGGAGGGGTTGCAGATCTCACTCAACTAGCAATGTCTGGAGGATTAGACGCCCAAAAAGCAACCAATGCGGCCGTCGCGTTGGCTTATGGAAAAATGATTCAGGCAACAGGCGATATTGGTGGCGCAGTAGCTCAAGGCCTCGGAGCTATTCCAAATCCTCATATTCAAGCACTCTTCAGTGGAGTTCCTCTTCGTACACACCGTTTCGAATGGACTTTTTCTCCTCGAAATGCGAAAGAAAGTCAGCAGCTGATGAATCTGCTGAAAGCAATGAAAGCTTATTCTCTACCATCATATAGTAGCTTAGGTACTGCGGCGCTGGCTTATCCATTCTTATGTCAACCAGAATTGAAGATTGCCGGCACTGCACAGTTAATTAAATTCCAGCCGTGTTTGATTCAACAAATTGAACTTAACTACTCTCCACAAGGAATTCCTGCATTCTTCGAAGGTACGAGTCATCCTGCATTTATCGAATGCTCGATAACAATGCTTGAAACACAAATTCAAACTTCACGCGACTATGGCAGAGAAGGTGGCGATCGTCTTAGCGAGGGAATTGACGAAATACTAAAAGGACTACAAAAAGGAATTGATAAAGCAAATAATAATACCGAAGGCGGGAATGAAATTCAAACTATTCTAAGCGAATTCCAAGAAATAGGCAACGGCATTCTAAATCCGAAGGCCACCACTACTTCGCCTAAACAACAAACAGGAAGTTAAAGATGGCAAGATATTTTGACAGATTTCCAATCGTAGATTATGACGGAGATATTGCTAAGAACATCTTGGCCAGAGTCGACTTTACTGAAAAGACGAAGCGAGACATCTACTCTACATTTGAATTTACTCTTGAAGAAGGGTTTGAGAGGCCAGATCTTTTATCTTATAACTATTATGGATCTTCGAAGTTTGATTGGATGATTTATCTTACGAATAACATCGTCGATCCTTATTACGACTACTATAAATCTGCAGAAGATTTTAAGAGTTACATGGAAACAAAGTACGGATCCAATTCCAATGCTCGATCGATTACTCTTTTCTACAGATTAAACTGGCACGAAGACGAAAGAACTATTACGGTTCAGCAGTATGAGGCTCTTGTTGCAGATGAAACTGCCAATGCTCGAAAATATTGGAAGCCAAAGCTTACAAATACTGGAGCTGTAATCGGTTACGAAAGAATCAAAGAAGATTGGACAGTATCTACGAATAAAGTATTATCATTATCTTTGACTGTTTCTCCATCGGGATTTTCAGTTGGAGATAGAGTAACACAAACAAGTACTGAAGCATATGCTACAATCGACTGCATTGATCTTGAAAACAATCGCTTGACTGTAAAACACGTAAGCGGATCATTTACTGTCAATGAAGCAGAGGGTATAAAAGAAATCACTCTGATAAGTCAAAATATACCTGAAGCTGAAACAGAATATTGGTATGCAGTGAACGCATATGAAGATGAGAAAGAAACAAACGAACTGAAGCGTAACGTGTTTGTGCTAAAATCTTCTTATCTCGCAGAAACAGAAAAACAATTTATACAACAACTGAGCTTATAATATGAATTCGATTAGAGACGGACAGTTTAAACTCAATGAATTTTTATTGATTGATGCCACAGCCAAAACAGTTGACTGCGGCAAGGCTGAAGATTTAACTGCTCTCTGTGTACAAGCAAACATATATGAATCTGTTTTAGAACCTTGCGTTCGCGCGCAATTCGAATTCTATGATGCAAAAGGTGCTAGTGATAAACTTATTTTTACAAATAAGAAAATTGTAATAGACTTTACAACCAACGAAGACAACCCAAAATCAGCCATTCGATATGAATTTTATGTTATTGGAAAACCTGTTGCAGTCAAATCTCAAGATGATAAAGCTTCAATTTTTAAAGTTGAGTGTGTTACATACGAAGCGTGGAAATCTACTGATATTGAAAACGCGCCACTTTCGGAAAAGAAGTTAGCGGCTGAGAATGCAGTAAAAGCTTATCTTAATATTATCGGATCTCAAAAACCGCTGTTCGCTGAAAAAACTCGCGGGTTGCATGCATTTAATTTTACTTTAAAGAAACCTCTTGAGTGTATCGATGAAATTAGACTCGAATATGCCATGTCTCAAGAATTTAAAGGACACGCATTTTACTTTTTCGAAAACAAACACGGATTTGTTTTTAAGAGCATGGAAATGCTAATCAAAGAAGGCAAAGAGAATATCGGTGATAAATGTTTCTTGCAATCTACTTTAACCAATTTAGATGTGACTGGTGCAAAGTGGAGAAACATTTTAACTACTAAGCTCATTCAACAAGGCAGTGAAGGAATAGCAAAACTTCTTGGTGCTGGAGCCAATTCAGTTAAACAATATAATAAAGTCACCGGACAAACCGAAGATTTTGAAGCCGATCCAAAAAATCTGGAATTTGAAACTCTAAATAAAGGATCTGCATCTACTACTCTGAAAGCGCAGCATGAAAAATCTAGGGATGGAAACAAAGGAAAAGTAAAAGAGATTAAGTTCGATCCAACTATTTCAAATATAGAGAGAGCAGAAAAATTTAATCATTTGCCTTATTACATGGCTCACTTTTTAACCGTAATTATGCAAATTACAATTTATGGAGATTCGACTATTACTGTCGGAGATGTGATTAAATGCCAGTTTCCTGAAGCGAGCGGTCTTACAAAAGGAGAAAAAAATCCTATTAATGAAGATAGCGCGATGACGACAGGCAATTATATGGTAACTAAATGTCGACATATGCTGACTTTCAATGAAAAAGCAGAATATGCACAAGGATTAGAACTCGTGAAAGACGGTATCGGCGGCATACCACAAACACACACAAATTAGAGGATGATAGATGCAAGTTCCAAAAATTTTTGAAGGCATAGTAGCAGAAGATCCGACTTCGGATCTCGGTTTAGAAGCTGATGAGCCGCAAACTGGCAGAGTGTTAGTGAGAGAAATCTTAGGTCACTCTAATCAAATCAGTTCTGAAAATCTGTTACCAGCATATATCGTGATGCCTACTGTAAGCGCAGGTGTTTCTGGAATCGGAATGAGTCCGACTGGCCTCCTAAAGGGATCTCGAGTCATGTGCATGAGACTTCCTGACGAACCATCAGCATATATTATTGGCGTATTAAACTATGCTCCAGAAGATAATCATAGTGTATCATCTTATGCTCGAGGACAAGGCGAACCAGAACTGAAAACACGTAATCGTATTAAAGGCGAGGATCGTGTAATTGAACCTGATTCGAAATATAAGGCGAAATATCCTTACAACAATACTATGACTACTCGCAGCGGACACATCGTAGAATTTGATGATACTCCAGATTCAGAGCGCGTACAGATCTTCCACAAGTCAGGATCCTACATTGAAATCTTACCAGACGGAACTATCGTAACAAAGTCTGTAAAGGATCATATTCAGTTGGCATTCGGCAACATTTCGATCTTCAATCAAGGCGAAGAAGATGGCGGTAAAGACATCGAGATCACTTCGAACCAAGGTGAAATTATAATCACTGCACAAAAAGATGTCAGCATTTTTGCTAATGAAGGTAACGTAGGGATCTTTGCAAATAATGGTACGGTCTCGGTAACATCCAAATCTGGTGCGGTGGATATTCAGGCTGCAATTGTTGGGATTAATGCATGAGAGCTGTAGTTTATGTTCCAGAAGTACCGGCTTTAGAATGTAGCGCAAGCGGAAAGATATCTTTTCGTCAGCTAGAAGATTACTTTGTAGGCATCTCAAAGATCATTAGTCAGCTTAAACTGCAAGCGAAGTTTATTCAAGACGAGTGCGGTAAAGAACTCATTCAGGCTATTCGTGATATCGAAAAGCTGGTCGATGATATTACTGGTATTTTGATGACAGACGTCTTTAAGAAGATCAAGTCTAAAGAACAGGAGATGAAGTACAAAGTTCGAGAGTTTATGAAAGAGATTGACGTATGGTTTCAGAAGAAGATCGTCGAAGCTCTACTCAAGATTATTAGTATCCTTGGAATTCCGAATCCACTTACTACTCCGATTCCATTCATTACTGCTGTTACACTTATCGATGAAAACGGTAATCCTGTCCGTTATCAACCTGTGATCAAGGACTTCTTTACGAAGGAAGGTAAAGTCAAGATCAAGGCTGCTATGGCAGAGGATATCGAATCGATTCGTAAGTTCTTTGGTGGCGGCAAATATGACGGCACATTAGGAATCAAGAGCCCTGAGCACGAAGCAGAAGAATTCTGGCAGAAAGCTTTGCGCTGGATGAAAGAACTGCTGAGCGATTTCATTGCCGCATGCATCAATGCAATGATCAGATTACTGACTAAGATTCCTATTATTGGTCCTATCATTAAAAGACTCGGTGTATTCATTGATCCTACGAAGCCTATTAAAGAACAGTTGAAACTCAAGTATGAAGAGTTTAAACAAAAAATTAAGAAGGCCAAAGAAGATGTCTTATCTGGAAAGGCTTTTGAAGATCTCGGAGAAAAGTTACTGAATGAACTGATAGACTTTGTCTTGAACTTGCCGATACCATTATTTGGCACACTCGGCAATCTGATTGGTTTCGATAAAGAACAGCGTAAGAAGAAAGAAACGATTCACTCGAAAGAAGAATTGTGGCATCGAATTGAAGATGCATTCGAAGATGCCATGGAAAAGATCAAGAAGTTCTTTCAAACAGATTTACTGGCAAAGATACATGATATCATATTGAAAGCTCCAGGTTGGATCCTGAATCAGTTTCCAATCGTAAAGAAAATCATCAAGGCGATCAAGCTGATCATTGATATTTGCCGCGGTAAAGTATCAATTTGTGTGGTATTAAATATCATTTTAAAACCGATATTTAGTATTCCTGATGCAATCTTAAAGTTAATTCCGAATTGCATCGAAGTGAAAAGAACGAAGTACGGATTAGAACCAAATCCTGAAGTATCTCCGCAATGGGCGAAACCGGCATGACAGATCAGTATATGATTTCTGAGAACGGATATTTCTTTACGGATATTAATGCTCCGACACCAGAGGTGGCTTCTTATGGGGATTTAAATCCTCCTGCTCCTCCGCCTTTTACTGTTCCAGAGCCAGGCGTTACTACACTCGATGATGGAAAAGTAGTAAGATACGAAGACAATGAAATGATCATGAACTACTTTGTGTATGATGGCAGCGATAAGCTTGTTTCATATCTCGAAACGAACAAAGCCACCGGAATCATGATACAGTATACCTTTACTCGAACAGCTGGTCCGCCGCTCGATGCCATTGGAAGCAACGAAGATTATCAAAACTTTGCTGTAACTGGGCAAGTGGAAGGTCTAAATGACGATGTGCCTAACGCTTCTATCGAAAACTATAGCGTTACAGAGACACGAATAGCGTCAATTGGGCCACACGGCGAACTGATTCCAGCATAAATAAGATAAAAGCAGGGTAATATGGCAGACAGAATAGACGCACTCACTACAAGAAAGACGACGCAGCGAGATCCTGTGTTCACTGACTTTTACAATGACTTTAACATACATCCTCAGAACAAGCGTCTTGCTCTTCATACTGACGAACAAGCCGTAAGAAGATCAATGCGTAATATCTTGTCGACCAATACTAAAGAACGTCTGTTTAATCCTGAATTTGGTGGCGGTCTTCGAAGATTCTTATTCGAAGATATCTCTGTGATGACGGCAGATTTGATTAAAGATGCCGTAAAGGATTCTATTACTAAGTATGAACCTCGCGCCAGAATCGTAGACGTATTAGTAATATCAAATGAGTTTGCACATTCTTATGAAGTATCAGTCTATTATGAGATAATAAATAATGCAAACCCACAGACACTTCAGCTCACCCTTTATAGAGTAAGATAATGGCAAATTCTAGTATAGTCCTTACACAGTTAGACTTCGATTCCTACAAGGATTCGCTGAAGACATTTCTGAAATCTCAGGATAGATTCAAAGATTACGATTTCGACGGAAGTAACCTTTCGGTTCTTCTTGACGTGCTTTCGTATAACACGTATCAGAACGCGTTCTATCTGAACATGATCAGTAACGAGATGTTCCTTGACTCTGCTAAGTTACGCGACAGCGTGATTTCACACGCCAAAGAATTAAACTATCTTCCTCGTTCTTTCAGATCCTCGTCGGCGACAATTAAACTTGTCATCACTTCTGCAGATGCCGCAAAGAGATCGATCGTTATTCCAAAGGGTACATCGTTTACTTCGCGTGTCGATGACTTCACTTATAACTTTAGTACTACTGAAAACTATGTTATTACGAACAGAACTCCGTCGGGTTCAAACTTTGTATATGAGAGCGAAGCAATTCGAGTATACGAAGGCAACTATCTGAGTGATACCTATACCGTAAACTATGATAGACCGCTTAACTATAAGATCAGCAACAAGAGAGTGGATCTTGAAAGTTTACTTGTTACGGTCTTCGAAGATAATGGTACGACTGTTCAAACTTATAAGAGAGCGACGTCGCTCTTCGGCCATGATGGAAATTCAAAAGTCTTCTTCTTACAGCCAGGAATTGGAGACACGTATGAAGTGGTCTTCGGTGACGGAGTAGTTGGAAGAAAGCCAAAGAACAACTCGGTATGTATCATCGAGTATCGTACATGTAACGGCGAACTTCCAAACGGCGCATTCAAGTTCATCAATACGGCAAGAATCGACAACGAGCCAAATGTTGTTATTGAAACTATTACTGCTGCCACAGACGGCGCAGTTGCCGAAGATCTTACATCGATCAAGTATAACGCACCGCGAGCCTTTACGACACAAGAACGTGCTGTAACTTCTGAAGACTATGAGAACCTGCTCAAAGCAAACTTCCCTGAAATTAATGCTGTGGTTGCATATGGTGGAGAAGATGCTAATCCTCCGCAATATGGTAGAATCTTCTTGTCGATCGACCTTCAAGAAGTTGACGGTCTTCCAAAGATTAAAGAAGCCGAGTA